CTGGCTTACCTGCTACCTGTAACTCAGGTGACTTGGTAAACTCTTTAAAGTATTTGGCACGACCAGATGGACGACCAATATAAACAACCTTCTCAATACCACCTGCATGAAACTCAGCAAACTCCATACCAGATGCCATTGGCAAATCAACGGTAGTTGACAGAGTTGGGCACTTCAGAATCTTTGATACTTCATCGCAGTTGACAGCATTGGCAGCAATAGTCCAACGTGACCAGTCTTCATCGGGTAACAACTCCCAAAGGAATGGAAGATCTGGATCGTCATTCAAAAAGATTACACGACCCTTGTGAGCCTTAATCATTTCAACTGTCTTGTCCCAATACTTCTGATAGAACTGTAGGTTAGTTCCACCAAACTCCAACATAAGAACATCACATTCTTGATAGTCAGAGAAAGTTTCAAAACCATCATCCTTGGTTGCATCTGTGGCTTCAGACAAAGGAATGATTCTATAACCAAAGTCCAGCATGTTCTTGAACAATGCTACACGCTTCTCTACCCATGCGCCACGAACACCACTTTCCTTGTTCGTCAAACCAATCTTGCCAGATACACGACGGTATCCAACTTTCAATCCAGAATTGCTGGAGTTCTTTGAATAGAACCACTCCAGCATTCTTTCCTCACCCAGAAACTCATGTAGTGACATAATTAACCTTACGCAAAAAATTCATCAAGAGATCCAGACTTTTGAGATTCTGGATGATATTTAATAAGAGCTTCCTCGCCCAACTTGTTACGGCAGTAGTCATACCATTCGTCTGAAGTCCACATACCTTCTGACACACCATTCCACAACTTACGTTGCATTGGATGCTCAGGGTTCTTACGACGAGATTCAACAAAGTCATAACGGCAGTCTTCATATGCCTTGCTACCAAGTTCTAACATCTTTTCACGGAAGTAGCACACCAAACTGATACGCTCTGCTTCTTCATCCAAGAATTTAATCTCAGTATTGCCATGCATAACTTCGTGGTTGTTGATCAGCAGCAAGTCACCTGGACGAACGTTGACTGCAACACGATACTCAGGAGCAACCAAGTAGCAACCTTCATAGTTACCATTGTTTGACAATACCAACAAGTTTGACAGACCAGAAGTCAAGTCACCAGCATCATAGTGAGCAGCAGTACGGAAAGACTTATTCACAGTAACAGTAGTGAATGGTGTACCTGGAACTAGGAAACTGGAATCAATTTTATTCGCAGCTTGCATCTGATTGTTGAAACGCCATGGTAACAAATCCTTGAAACCCTTAGCAAGAGTTTGTAGGAATGGGAATGACATGGCAAACTTCTCAGGGTTGCGTGCAGTATAAGAAGTGGCACGACCATAAGGGATACGTGGGTAACGATCGAACCAACCAGCGATACCTGAGTAAACAGAGTTAGCGTAAGTTGTTGAACAAATCAATTTATCAGCAACGAAGTCTGCAGCTTTAATCTGATCATCAACTGGTAACTTACGTGTAGCTTCAACCCAGTCTTCAAAATTGAAATTCAATTCCTTGGTACGTTCGATTGACCAAACATTGTTACGGTTTGATGGAGATGATTTTTTAGTTGCATGACGTTTGCGAATCTCATCAACAGGATCTTCACCAAGCAAGTTTGGCTTTGGATCTTGGAAGTGTTCAACCATGTCGTACTCATACTCAGTAACCCATTCACGATTACCCAGCTTAGCACCACGTGGTCCAGCAGCAACGCCACGATTCTGAGTTTCCTGTGCAGCTTCACGCAGACCTGCATACGCTTGGTCTTGTTGTTCTTTGCTGAAGTAGTTCTTACGGAACTTTAGAACGATGCGCTTCTCATCTGAACCAGTCTCGCATGTTGAGCAATCTTTATCACAATCAGCTTGTGTAGCCAAGTCGCAATCAGCTGGCATGTAAACATCACAGTCTTCCTCTAGCAAGAGGTCATAGTGACTCTCATCCAGAAACTGACCCAACAGATGTTGGCAATCATATTTTCGTTCAGCAACAATAACTTTAACCATTTTCTTTTCTCCTAAAACTTAAATCCATCGAAACTATTCTCACTACTATGTAGTCGTTTGCCAAAATCACTTTTATCAAACATTGGACCATCATCCTTTGTGTGACCAGCATCGGCTAGACCAGTTTGAGCAGAAACTTCGACATCATATAATTTCATCTTCGCTCTATCAATACCAACAACAAATCGTTTAAAATATCCAGGGTCGTTATATCGGTTCTTCAACTGCTTAACGATGATCTGGTTTAACTGTTCAAGTTCTTCATTACTCACCAAGGCAAACATAAAGTCAGCAGTGGCAGGTAGACCGAAAGATTCAGAAGTATCTTCAAGACCTGGATCTGAGTTTGTGAAACCAGAACGAGTTGTTTGCGTGGCAGAGATAATTGGAACATTATACTCAACGGCAAGACCACGAAGTTCTTCAGCGATCGACTTGATATATGTATAAGAGTTTACAGCGCCAGACATTTTAACACGCTGAGATGCGCAAATGTTCAGGTAGTCAATCATGATAATGTCAGGAACAAACTCACGCTTCATCTTTAGTTCTTCCAACAATGCACGGAAGTGACCAGCGTGAGCAGAAGCAGTTGGATATTCTTTGACGATTAGTTTACCTTGAGTCTTCTTGGCAATCTTTTCAAGACGGGATTCAAACACATCACGATCGACAACCTTCAACTCGTCCATGGAAAGGTTCAACAAGTTCGCATCGATACGCTCAGCGATTCTTTCCTCTGCCATCTCCATGGTGATGTAGAGAACGTTGCGACCTTGCATAAGAACAGATGCGCCAACGTGACACATGAATAATGACTTACCAACACCAGTGCCAGCCAAAGCAATGTTCAACGTTTTCTTTGAGAGTCCACCCTTAGTGATTTTATTAAACATCTCAAGATCGAACGGCACTTTCTCTTCGACACGATGATAAAAGTCGAAACGAGAATCAGCATCTTGTAGATAATCGTGACCAACGTGATTATCAAAACAGACACCAAGAGCTTCAGACAAAATAGCAGGAATAGCATCTTGGGTGTGAACCTTGTCATTACCTTCGATGATTTTAATTGAACCCAAGATAGCATTATAGACTGCCCTGTCCTTACAGAACTTCTCAGTTTGTTGAATCAACCATTCCTGATTAGGTTCGTTGTGATCAAGTTGTTTAATCATTTCCTGAATCTCAGGAATCTCTTTATCGGTCAAACCTTTTTGGTTGCCGACTTCAATTGAAAGAATTTCTGGAGATGCTGGCTTGTTGTATTCTTCAAAGAACTTAACAAGTAGTCCAGCAACCATCGCCTCTTTTCTATCAGCGAAATACTCTTTCTTTAAATGGGGAACTACCTTTCGGCAGAAGTCCTCATTCTGAATCAGGTTCGATAGGATCGCCTGTTCTATTCTCATCAATACCACCTGTATAAGTTAAATCATTATTATGTATTCCCCAGACGATCAACTCTTGCAAGAAGTCGCCGAGGTATTGTTCAAGTTCTTGCTTATTATACTCAATGCCTGCATCATCATGCACTTCGTAATCAAACTTTAACTTAACATGGTCACCAACCTCATCGAAGGAAACTGCCCCATATGATATAATTATACCTTCATATGGGGTTTCTGTCAACTTTATCGCTTGACAACCATTGCGAGTATTCTCAAGAACCTTGTGTGGTCTGAGGATATTATTCTTCATCGTCAATAGTTGCAAGTTCTGCGTCAATGTCTTCGTCTTTCAAAATTGCATCGTGTGCAACTTGGTAACGATTCTTGACGAACTCGACAAAAGATGGTTGCTTGAGAATTGGCATCCAGAAGTCTTTGCTGTCAGTTTCCTTGAGGCGATACTTCTTGTCTTCGATCTCACCAGACTCTTTGTCTACTTTCGAATACCAACCATTGCTAGGCTTGATAACGTGTCCTGATTCGAGTGCAATATCAAGTAGACCGCTCCAACGGCTAATACCGCCATCAAAAGATACTGAGACAGGGATTTTAGATTTTTCTTTAACATAACGACTTTTCTCTACGTTGATAATAAAATTGTAACCAACGATTTCTGTTCCTTCTTTTTCTTGCTGACGACCAAGAATGAAAATGTTATCAGCTGAGTAATAAGAACCAGTACCACCACCGACGATGGCTTTAGGGAACATACCAATTTCCATGTA